GCAAGAAGATCCTCGAGGCCGCCCGCGCCGAGAAGGACGGGTGGGCGAAGCACGACCGCGGCCGCCGCTACCAGGGCATCAGCCGCGCGCTCAAGAGGTACGCCTGAGCCGTGGGCGCGAAAGCTGTCTGGCATGGCATGGACATCGACGTGCCCGACGAGGACGTGGACCCTCTCGCTGCTCGCGTTGAGCAGGTCGGGCTCCCGATCACCTTGCACGCCGACTTCGCCGAGCTCAACGAGCGGCTGATCGGCCTGGTGAACACGGAGTCCGGCCTCTACAACGCGGGCATCACGTGCGCCATCCGCGACCGGCAGGACACGACCTGCCTCGCGTGCCCGATCAGCGCGCACGAGGAGAAAACCGAGCTCGCGGCGCTGTGCCGCTGCGGGCGCGAGCAGGAGCGCGTGTCGACGGAGCTGGCCGTCGCGCGCGAGGCGAAGCGTGCCCGCGGATCAGCAGCGACGAGCCCGGAGTAGCGCCCGGTCGTTCCGGACGCCGATCCTCCCGATCCCTCACCGGGATTGGGCGGCGGTGGCGGCCGGCACGAAGACGGAGATCCGCTGGCCGCACGTCGCGGCGCCGACGCTGGATGCGCTCAAGTCGCTGACTCCGATTCCAGTCGTGGGCTACACGCGCAAGACGCCGAGCGCGCCGCGATCGCGCTGCGGCCTGTTCGTCTGCGACGGCGGATGGTGGTCGCCGCTCGGCGCGATCACGCAGACCTCGATCGAGGCCGAGGGCTTCCAGACGATCCGCGAGTTCCGCGCCTACTGGCGGGCCAGGTACAACGGCAAGTTCGACCCCTTCAAGAAGGTGTGGGCCTTCAAGCTCCGGCCCTACGTGGCCGCGGCCGACGAGCAGCGCTTCATGGAGGACCTCTACCGCTTCCTGATCCTCGACCCCTTCGAGGACGCGCGTGCCCGTCAGTAACCCGGCCAGCTTTTGGGAGGAGGCGCGCTACCAGCGCGTGTGCGCCGAGTGCGGGTCGGCCGGCCACTTCGACGCCCACCACGTCGTCGAGAAACAGAAGCTCCGGCAGCTCGGGATCCCCGAGCCCGATCGGTGGGACACGCGCAACGCTCTGCGCCTCTGCGACGAGCGCGCGGAGAAGAACTGCCACGGCGGCCAGACGTCGAAGCTCCGCAAGATCAAGCTCGAGAACCTGACCGACGACAACCTCGCCTACGCGGACGAGGTGCTCGGCGCCGCGGCGCCCGGCTACCTGCGCCGGCACTACGCCGGCGACGACCCACGTGTCCGGGCGATGGAGGAAGCTGCCGCCGCATGAGCGACGAGCCCCACGAGCCGAACGAGGCGTTCCGCGTCGACCTCCCCGCGGGCGGGACCACGGTGCTCGAGTCCGCCGACGAGGTGGACCTCTGGAACGAGCACGCGAAGCGCTACGTCGAGGACTACGGGCTCCACCGGCTCAACGACCTCATGCACCTGGGCACGCTGCTCACCTACGCGATCCACGCGCACCGCGCGCAGCAGATGCTCTCCGACCCGAAGAAGAACGAGCAGGCGCAGTCGCGGATGACGAAGGCCAGCGACGGCATCGAGCGCGTCGAGAAGCTGCTCGGCATCGACAAGAAATCGCGGGAGGCCGGCGGCAAGCACACGGTCGACGCCTACATCGACACCCTCAAGCGCGCCGCACACGAGAAGGGCGTCCACATCGCCGAGCGGGTGCGCGAGATGGAGCGCATCCTCATGGAGCTCTCGTGGAAGGTGCGGCTGCTGCGCAACGGCGACGACGAGGACCGCCGGCAGCACAACGTCAGCGAGCGGGAGATCATCGACTGGCTCGAGCAGGAGCTACTCGCGCTCGAGGACAACGACAAGAAGTGGGCCGCGGAGAAGGGCCGCATCTTCGTCGGCAAGCTGTGAGCCTCGGCGCCTTCATCGACGGCGACGGGAAGGCGCACGAGATCAAGAAGCGCGACCACGGCGCGTTCCTGCTCGACGAGGACGACTACCTCCTCTACTCGCTGCTCACCGATCCCGTCTACTGCGCAGAGCTGCTCGGCGAGGATCCGGGCAACCGCGAGTACAGCGGCATGTTCCATGTCCGTGACTATCAGTTCCCGTTGTTCCGCCTGGGCGACTTCGGCAACTACGCCGGCGCGGCGTGCGCGCGGTCTGTCGGAAAAACCGAGTCGATCAAGTGGCGCGCGGTGACTCACACCTTCAAGCGGATAAGGGAGAACCTCCTCCTAACCGCGCCCGAGCTGATCCACCTGCTGCCGCTCACCGACGCCGTGGAGTCGCTCATCCGCAACATCCGGCTCTGCCGCGACTTCCTCGACACCCGCAACGGCAAGACCGGCTTCACCCACCGGCCCTTCGGCGTCGACTTCCTCGACGGCACGAAGATCGTGGGGCGCATCCCGCGGCTCACCGGGACCGGCGTCAAGGGCCAGCACCAACCCGACCTGATCGTGGACGAGGGCCAGGACTACCCCGACCGCGGATGGACGGAGGTGCACGAGACGGTCCTCAAGGACCACGTGGACATCGACGGCAACCCCGACTTCACCTACCACTTCTACGGCGTGCACTCGGGCGCCCGCGACTCGGGCTTCTACCAGCGCACGAACGAGGGCGGCTTCCGGATCCTGAACGTCACCGCGCTCCAGCGGCCCGGCTGGAACGCCGCCGAGAAGCGCGCGGCCAAGAGCGCCTACGGCGGCACGAACGCGCCGGACTACCGGCGCAACATCCTCGGCGAGGCCGGCGCCGCCGCGTCGGCCTACTTCGTCACCGCCCGCCTCATGGCGTGCCTCGACCAGGACCGCGAGAGCCCGTACAACCTCACCGAGTACCGCCACCAGGAGATCCGCGTCGAGGAGTTCGACGACCTCGCCATGCCGATCGGCGAGGTGCTCGACCTGCCCTCCGGCTACAAGAAGGTGTGGGGCGGCATGGACGTGGGCCTCACCGATGCGCCCACGGTCATCATGCTCTGGAGCGAGGAGAAGGTCGGGAACCGCTGGCGGCTCAAGCTGATCCGCCGCTTCACGCTCGAGCGGATGCGGGTGCGCAACATCCGCGAGGCGCTCTACGCGATCGCGTGGCACTACGGCCACAACCTCGTCGGCTTCGGCGGCGACGCGACCGGCCTCGGTGCCCCGATTTTCCAGGAGATGGAAGACGACGAGAACGCGCCTCAGCACCTCCTCGACGTGATGCGGGGCTACTTCTTCAACTCGAAGGTCCCGATCTCGGTCGAGAAGACGAACGTCACGAAGGACGAGGCCGGCCGCCTGCGCGACCAGTACGGCAACTACGTGACGATGGAGGAGGACGAGCTCGGCAACGTCCGCTACATCACCATGCTCCCGATGATCGAGAGCTCGACCCGCTACCTGCGCACGTGGGTCGACACGAACTACCTGCTGCTGCCCTTCGACCCCGAGATCACCACGGACATGCAGGGCGAGACGCAGCAGCGGGTGAAGCGGGTGGGCCAGCTCGGAGGGCTGCGCAACAAGCCGAATGCGTTTCACATCTTGGACGCGATGCGGGCGATGGCGCAGCGCTACCACGCCGAGGAGATCGAGGCGGCGCTCGAGGAGCCCGAGCAGGAGGAAGTCCTTGACCGGGCGTGATAGGAGTCAGGGATGGTCGCCTGCCAGATCTGCGGCGTGGAGCGTCACCGGCTCGCTCCGCACCTGCGCCACGCGCACGGCCTCTCGTCGTCGGAGTACCTGCTCGAGCACCCCGGCGCGCCGCTCACCAGCGAGCACGTGCGCGCGATCGCGGCCGACCTGTTCCGCGACTTCCACGGCCCGCCCTACTGGACCCGCGATCGCATCGTCGCGGCGATCCAGCGGTGGGCGCGCCGCACCGGCAAGCCTCCGACTCGAGTCGCATGGGAGCAGCCGCTCCGTGGCCTGCTCAGCGCCGAGGGGCCGGTCGAGCCGAAGCACCGGCCGTCCGCGGCGACCGTCGTCAAGGTCTTCGGCTCGTGGAGCGCCGGCATCGCCGCCGCGGGCTTCGAGCCGCGGCCACCGCACGGCGTCAAGGGGATGAAGTGGGGCACTCGCTCGCGGACATCACGCCGGCGCACCGCGGCATAGGCGGCCACCACCAGCCGCGCGACGGCCGCTCGCACGAGTGGTACACGCCGCCCGACATCTTCGACGCGCTCGGGCTGACCTTCGACCTCGACCCGT